TGTTGCCGTCCCAATAGCTCTTTACAACAGCTTCCCTATCATAGAGCTTGGCTAGCTGCTCATCTTCGGCATTTGGGTTGTAAAGCCATGAAAAAATCCTCTTCTTTGCTTCATCTCTGGTTAGCTTACCACCGAATAGTTCATATGAGTTGTATTCATGCATATCACCATGGGGCTGCTTCTGTCCTAGCAGACCAAGCATGACCCTGAGTTCAGCAGCATTGTAGTCTAGTTCGACCAGCCATTGGTTGTTTGGTTTGATAATCTTTCTGAACTTCTTATCCATGGTTAGGATTGGGAAGGAATTCTTTTGTGTTGTTAGTCTGCCTGTCTTTGTGCCGAATACATTGTACTTTATGTGTGGTTCTGTTCTCATTATCTTCTTGTAGAAGTCTTTGGTCCGCTGGTCTGACAGTTCGTTGTTGAGAACAGACAAGTCAATGTTTAGCTTTCTCTGCTGTAGGTCAGTAGTTAGTTTAGTGATATCGACCAAGTTTTGATAGTTGTGTGGCTTCTCATAAGTTTCTAGAACATGCTGGGTGATTTTATCCTTGATGGCACAGAACTCTTTTAGGAAACCTTCTGGTACAAGATCGAAGAAGCAATGGTCGTTTAGAGATACCTTTGCTGTGATGAATGATTTGTAGAATGCTCCCATCTTTTTCCAGATGCGATCATAATCTTCTTTTAGTTCGGGAGGACAGACTTCGCCTAGTGATTTTCCTTCGCAGTATATGTTGGCATAGTCCAATTCTAATTCACAAAGAAATGAAGCATACTTCCAAGTTGCAGTACCGTCTTGGGGCAGATCTTTGTAGATTTCCCCGTCAACATAAATGCCTACACACTTTTCTTTTTCATCTAAGGTTTGGAATATCAATGCTGACCTATTAGTAGTATTGCTTCAAATATTTGTTAATATACTCTAAAGCAGACTCTTTGTCAACAAAATTATAAATCTGGGTTATCTTTTGAAGGTTCTTGTTGAGGATTGGCTCGGGAACATTTGCTCCCAACTCTTTTAGTCTAATGATAAAATAAATCTTTGTCCAGAACAAATCTGTGTATTCTTCATCATGAACCTTTTCTCCAATTAGATTTCTGAATACTTTTACAATCTTTGTTTTCTGGGTTATTCCATAGTTTGTTGTTTGGCTTGATGGGTTGCAGGAGACCAGTTTTGGAACAGCAACATTAGGAAATGCTGTCGCATAGGTGTTGTAAAACTGCATCATATAAACTTTCAAAGAATCGATATCGTATGTATCAGACTTGACATAAAAGCGATTATAGATGTCACTGATATCAAATTCTTTTATCTGCTCTGTTGCCAGTTGGTGAGCATGAGGGCCGATGCCAACATTATTCAAACTATCATATGTTGAGCTTTCAGCTTGTATAACTTTGTAGTTCTTTATTTCATGCCTATGCAAAATTCCCGGAGACTGAGGATCTGCAACGAAATTGGTAAAACCATTTCCATTTTCATCAATCGTATAGGTATGACTATGCTTTGTCTGGAGATTGGTGAAGTTCTCGCTTGTTGTTCCTTGAGTAGAATACTGAAGCATGTACTTTGCAATATAGCTTCTCATCTCTGGCGATTCAATGTTGGCGATCAATCTCCAAGGAGCATTTTTGTCAACCATGAAGCCGAACTTCTTCGCTGCTAAGAGATATGTTTTAAAGTTTATATTGTTGACAAACTTATCATACTTTTCATAATCTGAAGAGTGACTGAGTTGTTCAATCTCAATACACAAGCCACTAATTAATGGGCTAGAGAATTTAGATCTTATAAAACTGCTTTTAGTAAAAGGGATATCTGACAATATGTTGGCTATAAAATCATTCATATACAAGTCAAGGAATGTGTTGTAATCTCTGATGTCCTTGTGCTTGCCTGTTTGATCAAGGTACTGTCCCGAAAAACTTTGATATGCCTGAACCATTCCTTCATGGTGTGCATCATGAATGTTTTCCCATCCTCTCACAGCAGCCCAAGGTTTAGTTATGGAATTGTCTTCTACAAACTTTTTGCCTATCTGGATCTTCATCCATTGTTGGAAATCTGTATATGCATCGACAACGAAGCCAAGAGCAAATATACTCTTTTTTGTATTAGGTACAGCTTTTAGATATGTTTCATTTACGAAAATAGCATTTCTATTTTGATCTTCTCTTCCGTAATACAGATTATCTCCTTCCCAAAAAGTGTAAGTTTGTGGGAAATTCGAACCGGTTGGAAACAACTCCTGATATCTTTGTCGCTCTTTGAACATCAGCTTGGAGCCAAGCTTGTTGTTGCCGAACACAACTTGATCGTTTAGCTTATAAGTCATTTTACTTATCCTCCAACTTTGCTTGCTGTGTAGATGCTGCGGCAGTATCTGGAGTGTATACATTCTGATTTGGGTTGCTCACTCTTGAAACAGAATCTGCTTGAACAGATGTAGTCCACCCATCTTTGTTGATTGTGTTTGACACTCCTAGTACAAGATAATATCCACCAAGACCAAGCACTCTTGAAGTTTGTTGTCCAAGCCCAGTCAAGGTTGGATTTACATATATATAAGCTCCCGGCTTGAGAAGTGTGTTTCCAATCATGTTTATATCTACATTGAATAGGTTGAAGATTTCTGCAAACTCATCATCATCTGCAACAGCTTTTTGTGCCATAGCTTCAGCTTGGAAATTCTTTTTAGCTTTCGAAAAAGACACTTCTTTTGCTAGCCCTCTGTCTGCACCAATATAGAAGTGATATACTCCCTTTTCACTATCCGCAATTGGATCACCATTTAGACTTGTTGGCAATCCATTTTCGGCTATGTAAGTCAGTGTATAATACAATCTTTGATTTGCATTTCTTCTTCGAATAACATCTCCAGAAGTCAAACGAACAAGTTCTTTTCCTTTGGGGCTAGCTATAATAATTCTTTTGTTTTGCTCTACAACATTAGAAGGGAAAGGATTGATTATTTGATTGCCGCCTTCTGCACTTTGCGAACCCACTTCTAAAGTAGTTGTCTTCACTGTTACGGGTCTTTTGGTGCTTTCTGCAAAACACATTTGATTCATAGAAGGAAGCAAAAGCTGATTGATTGATTCATGCATAAATTTATTCAGCGAATATCTAGTAACATTCTTGTCGATGAACATCTTTTTGAAAAACTGCAAGAACATGTCAAGCGAAATTGGCATATCCAAAAGTGTAATTGCTGCGAGGTTTTTTTCAACTCCGGGGATCATAGCACTTCCAAACATGAAGCCAATCTTATCTTTTGAAATCTTCTCCCCCAATTGAGCCATCTCTATCACTGCCGTTAGGATATCTCCATAGTAAAGCCAATACACATCCATGGTTTCTGAATCTGTGTTGGGCTCATCATCTTGAGTGATTTGGAAATTTATGTCCGTAAACACCTCTCCTTGTATCTTTGTCAATTCTTCGCTGGACAAAAGGTTTCCTTCATTGTTCCGAATTGCCACATTTGTTCTTCTGGCAAACTCTGCACCAATATCTGTTCTTCCTTCAACAACTGTTCCCCCAGTTTGTTCTTTGACCAACTCCTTCAATTCTGCATTTTGTCTGTTGGATTTTACAATTTCATTTGCAAGCTGTTGTTCTGCTGCCCCCTCGGAGAAGCTAGGGAGGCTGCCGAACAGATCTTGATTGACCACATCTTGTTTTACTGCATTTACATACTCGTCGGAGTAATAAAGCAATTGATCTTTTGGGACCCTGAGTCTTCTAACTTTATTGTTTTGATACAAATACTCTAGGATTCTAGAATACTTTTGTACTTTATTGACTCCTTCTGCTTTGTTTATTTGAAATGATTTTGTCGACACTTGACTTTGAAGTGATTCTCTTTTGTCTTGAAGATCTTCTAACTCGCTTAAATTTGCAAAGTTTTCCGCCCTTTTATCAAGGGCAATGGTGCTTTTTTCTATCTCTGCTTCAGCAGCAGCCATTATACTCTCTTGTGTTTCAATGTCAGACTCTACTTTTTTCAATTGCTGAGAGATGCTTTTTAGCGAATCTTCTAAGCCTTCAGTTTTGATATAGTTTTGATTTGAAGTTATTGTAAAAATATCATAAAAGGATCTTTCTAGCTGTGCTTCGATAAAAGATCGATAAGAGATTTCTAAAGTAAGAGCACCATTCTGTTCAAAGTTCAATTCATAATCGATCAATTCCAAAATCAAAGACAAGTTCATAGACTGAAGCTGCTCAATCAAAGCATCGCTGATATCGTGTGAATAATTAGATGGAGCTTGATATCCTATGTCTGCACGGATTCTATAATGTTCTCCAAAAAATTCTCTTGCACTTTGACCTCTTCGACTAATCAAGTCGGAAAATCTAAATGAAGTTGTTCCTCCGCCTTCACTAGAAATTCTCAGCACTCGGTCTTTTGTTAGCGATTCGCCGTTCTGAAAAAGTATTTTCAGACTTCCGTTTACCATTCTTGTGGCTGCATATGGATTTTGATTTTCAAAGTTTATACTAAATTCTACAATACCGGCATCGTCACCACGACCGCTGGATGAATTCAGTATTGATTGCAAACTTTGACCACTGTCAGTTGAAAAAGGTATTGGTGCTTCACCAATAAAAGTTCTTGGACCGCTGTATAGTACTTTATATAATTCAATCTTTGGAACAAATCTTGAATATTCTAGTGGGGTTATGTTGAGAGCCTTGTTTAGGACATCTGCTGGCTTATTTATTTTGCTGACCAAGGTCCCAATGTCAGCATCGACCAGTGCCAACGAATGGAGAAACCCATTTTTGTTTTCACCTTCAATAGATAACTTACCTAAAATCTCTGCCTGTGACAACAAAAAGCATTGCTTTACATTTGTAAAGTCAATAATTTGAGATTGAGCAGATAATTTTTGTATCAAAGGATCTGTAGATCCTGTTTTTGATTTAGATCCAGCCATTCTTACATCCCGTAATATGTCAATACCAATTCAAGAGGAGTTGGAATTCTAATTATATCACCAAACTGGATATCACTTTCAAGTGGTTTTTGATTAAAGTGTGCAATAACCCACCAATATGTAGGGTTGTCATAATATTCATTTGCCAACTTGTAGTAGTGATCTCCTCTTCTCCAAGTTCTTTTTACAACAGTCAAGTTCCCAATTTCTTTTGCAGTTGGATATTTTAGTTTGCCAGTGCGATATTGTTCAATGTAATTGATACCACGGTTTTTCAACAAACCTTTATACATCTCATTTGAGTTTACTGCCGTTCTTCTTAAATCATATCTTGAAGCCATCTAAATACTCTCCATTAATCCCCGTACAAAGTGTCAAATATCCCACCGGTACCATTCAGTACTTGATTTTGCTCTGCTTCTTGTTGCTCAGGAGTAGCCCCTGAAGACTCTGGGTCGTCTGCTGCAACATCAAATGCCGTTGGTGGGGAGGCTGAATATCCACTGTTTGTATATGGGAAGCCATCATTGATAGACAACAAAGGATCAGAAGCAAGATAGCCTTGTGTGTTCTTGTGCAACGGATGGAATGTGAATGATAAGTTTATAACCTTTGGATAAATCTGCCCAGACTCTTCGAAGAATCCAGCTTCTAAATCAAACGAATGGTCTAAACCATCCATAGTTCCTGCCAAAGCAGACCCATCAGATTCTGTAATCAAGTTCATGTACTTTACTGACAAGATAGGGGCACCGCTGATTGTAAAACCATTCATAACACCATCGCTCAAGTCTTTATAAGTCGGATACAGAAACTGTGCCAACTCAGAAGCAGAACGAAGATTCATCTTTGCTTCTGCCTTACTCGCAGCAACTAACTTGAAAGAGACTGCAATTACTCTTTGTGTATTCTGAAAGTTTTGGATGGTGTCCATGCGACCATAGACTGATTCTCTATTCCAGTTACTACTAAAGGAGTCATTCCATTGATCTACAAATGCAGTTAGAGTCACAAGCCTGCCTGATGGCAAATGAGTTACATTTAGGACTTGCCCTTTTGATCTAGCAACATCAAGTGCATTAACATAGCTTCCAGTATATTTCTTTTTTAGCTCTTGCTTTTCTTGTGCCATCTTTATCTATTCCTAGTTTGATGTAAATACATCATACCTCTTGTTGATGTAGTCTACTGTTGCTTCACCAACCTTTTTCTTATCTAACTGCACAGAAACATTGATTGGCTGTGCTGAACTACCGGCTGTTCCTGCTGGTTGCATATTCAGTGCTTTTTCAATTCTCAAGAGTGCCTGCAACATTGCACCATCGTTAGCAGTTGTATTTGTCGTGTTTGAAACCTTGGTCTCTTCCATGGTCTTCATCAAGTTTGTTGTGCTTTGATTATTCACAACTTGAGCACCTTTTGGAAGGCTTACAAGTTCAGGTCCCTCTTCTCCAACCATAGCCATACCAGAGCCAACGATCATTCCTCCTGTAGCCAAGCCGGGAATTGTTGGACCTTCGCCGCCGCCTTCGTAACCACCAATTGCAGCCTTGAAGCTTACAACCCCTGCTGCAAGAGCAGCAGCACCGGCAAGGATTCCGGCTGTCCCAACCCCAAGAGTAAAAGCTGTATAAGCCAATCCTATAGCTGCTGCAAGGGCAATGAATGCTGTTATTCCCGGTCCAAGGGTATCTGCTAGCTTTGCTCCAATAGCATCAAATATCATAAAAGCACCAACTGCTGCACCAAGACCGAGAAAGACCATATTTATACTAGCGGCGAGTCCTTTCATTGAAAAACTCAAGCCATTTGTTGCGGCTGCTGCTGTGGTTTCTGCTCCAGCAAGTCCAACAGTAGCCCCGGCATTAGCTGTCTTTGCTGCCGCATTTTGAGTTTGGGCTCCAGAATTGGCAGCAGTTAGAGTATTGTTTGTCAAAATTTGACCATTTTGCTTAGTTACTGCAAGAGTACCTTGTTCAGTAACCACAATATTTAAAGACTGTGCCGTGGTTGCTGCTGCTTGTTCAAGGGCATACATTTTGAAAGCAGCCGATGCAAAAAGCACAGCACCTCCAATTAGTTTGATATTGTCGATGGCAAAAGTGAACATATCAATAAGTGTCCCTAAGCCAGCAGACATACTTTGAATAGTGTCGTTCAATCGATCAAGGGCACTGTTTGCTTTTTTCGCCAGTTCTTCGAGAGGATTTTCTTTAGCCAATGCTTGTTGAGAATCCATGTTTCCATCAATAACTTGCTGAAGAACACCAAGTTCTAATCCAAGCTCAGAAGCCAACATCTTTTGCTGAAAGAATGGCATTTCAGAAAGGGTCTTTCCTGCTGCTTGAAATCCGTCTCTCAACAAATCAAGCTGTGCGGCTGGTCCTTCTGCTGCTGCCATTGTCAAGTCAAAAGCATTTACGAAAGACCCTCCAAGTGAAAGATTGATCGCTGCGACTGCCGAAGCTGATTCTTGAAAAGTATCAAGCCCTTCGGATAAGGCAAACATTGTGTTTCCAAGCTCATCTACTGTAAAACCAAGCTGCTTTGCAGTTCTGGCTGTTTTCATAAAGATTTCGGGTGCTTGGCGACCAAATGCAGCCAATCGAGGCGATAGGTTTCTAAATGCATCGTTTAGTTGTTGTGGGGGTATTCCTATTGCTGCACCAGTTTCTGTAAAAGCTCGAATAGTATTTTCAGCCTCAGAAACACTCATTCCCAATTGGGAAACCAAGAAATTGAAATTGTCTCCAGTTGTTGATGCACTCACACCAAGCTGAGACAACAAAGCAGTTGTACCTGAAATTTCATTTCTTGTTGCCTTATTTAGACTAGTAAAAGCTCCAAAATTAGTATACAAGCCTTCAATAGCATCTGATGACTCTTGAAGACTAACACCAAACTCGACATTATCTCTGAACACTTCTTCAATAGAAGTTGAAAATTCTCTAGTTGCACCAGTTGCAGCAACAAAGCTAGCCTGCAATTCATCAAGGGCTTTGGCTACTTGGATTGAGTTTGATATAAAAAACTGAAGTGCATTAGCAGGACCAAATGTTTCTGCCATTTCTGTGCCGATTGAAGTAACTAAAGTTTTTAGCCCTTCTCCAGTCGACAATGCTTTGATAAAATTTCCAGTAAGAGTGTCTTCAATGCCTTTTTGAAAGCCAACAAGTTTTGCAGCCTGCTCAACAATACCTGCACCTGCCTTGATGCCAGCCTGTTGTGAGTCGACTATTTTTCTTCTCAGTGTCAACTCTTTCTGTAAGTCTTCTAATTTCTTCTGTGCGGCTTTAGCCTCTTCTTCGTTGTTGCTAAGTGCAGCTTTTTTAAGATTATTGATATCTTCTATAAGCTGTACTTCTTTTTCTAGATCTTCTAGTCTTTGTTTGTCATATTGTTTGCCATCTTCTTTATCTTTTTTGAGCTTCTCCAAGCGAGCATTTTGTATATTATAAATCTCTTCAAGCTTAGTTTGTTCTGTAGTTAGATAATCTATGGCAATTGCATACTGCTCCCTTTGCTGAACCAATATGTCTCGTTGAGTTATCAGTTTATCGACTGATTCTCCCCGGAGCCTAGCTCGCTTGGCTTCATATTCAATGCTCTTTTCTAATTCAGCATTTATCTTTTCTATTAGCTCTAACTCTTTTTGGTCTGCCATAGTTTAGTCTCTATTTGAAAGGCCACTTTATTCCTGTTTCTCTTTCAAAATTTGCAATTGCTCTTTCCAACCTGTGTCGACTATTCAAAGTCCTTGGGTCAGTAAGACCATGTTTTTCAAAAGAACTCAAATATCTTTTCTCGTTCCCTATTGCTCTAGCAAAACTGGAGACTTGACTCTTTGTGCCTCTAAATCTTGCTGGGATCAAAGACCCGCCGAACATCATCTTGAGGAGTAACTCAATCTGTCCCCCCAAAGCTCTCAGGTATCCTTCATCAATTGTTTGTGGATTCAAATCAATCTCAATTGGTGCGAGTTGTTCTTCATTTATATTAGACATAGGTAACTCCTCCGAGTATAAATAGTTGTAAATAGTAAAAAAAAAGACCAAAAACAAGTTTGGTCTTCCCTCTTATCGTCTACCTTTTTTAGTAGCCTTTTCCATTTCTTCTTTTTCTTTTTCGTATTGTTTAGCCAATCGCTCCAAAAACCATCTTCTCAAAACGATTGGTAGACTATAAGCTTCAATGAAACTCCAACCGCCAAAATGCTTTAGTTGGAATATCTCCTCGTAGACACTTTGGATATAATCATCGTTTAGGCCAAAAAAATTCAGTGGTAAACGGTACCTCCATTTCTTGCTCATAGCTACAATCTGGACATTCAAAGTGTTGGGCAAGGTCAACACTAGGTACCGCATCATTATAAGTGAATCTCAAATGACGGGAATCGATTGCTGGCATGTTCTGGATGAAGTTAGAGATAACTCCTTGGTCTGTTTCGCCGTTGACAGAGACAATATACATTCTCATCTGATCGGTAAGACCCAGTTCAGGAAGCTTGTTTTTTTGTCTCATTGAGTTTGTTTTGACGATTGTCTTTTCATCTCTCCCTGTCAAAGGTCTTGCTTCAACAGTAACATTAGTTTTTGGCAGGGTTATGAGGAAGGTTCCTTCTTCTGTCTTCTCTGCAAAGGTTGTATCCTCTTGGTTTGCATTAGAAGCTTCTAGAGCTTCATCTAAGTCAAAAGTATGGTCAGATACAGATCCACAGGAAGGGCAAGGAATCTTTGTATTGTAGTCGGCTCCATAGCCTGAAATTCTTGTTGCGACAAGAATAGCATTCTTATCTCCAATAAGAAGGTCGTCAATGTTGATTGACTTGTCAACCAAGACACTTTGGATAAGACGGTCAAGAACAACACCCTTTTTAATCAAAGAGCGATTGACAAGAATGTCTTCATCCTTGGCAGTCATATATCTGATTTCAACTGACTCTGCATTGTGAAGAGAATGCCCTTCTGGATAGAACTGTCCCTTAGATGGAAGCTCGACCATCTCTGTTGGTGTTGCGAAGTCTAAAGGATTTGTTGTAGTGGTTGCGGTTGCACCAGTTGAAGTATCTGGCTCATGGGATCCGAAGCGATCCTGATTGTTTCTGCTGCTCATTAAAACCTCATTGAGTTAAGTTTTGATTGCATTATATGATAAAAAATGTGGTTTGTAAAGTGTTTTATTAGTTGCCTGATTTGAAAACATTAATGGCATCTGTGAGACCGCTGTCGTCAAAGGATCCTTGCTTGACTTCATATCTAACAAAGTCGTATCTCATTTCAACTGTAATGTTCATCAAGTCTTCAGAACCATAGTCGAAATCTCCCATTTCAACATTCTTGACCCAAGCATTAATCAAAGTGAAACTTTCAATTTCTTTACCCTTATCGTCAAGGGTTACAATCTGAGGAAGTTGGAGAGCACTGATAGCTTCTGCCTTAGAGATTGTTTCAAAGTTTGTAACGGAAGGGACTCTATATCCACTCTGAGAAAGGAGTGCCAATGCATAACCAGTTGCATTTGGCGAGATAGGGTCAACCATTGTAAAAGAAACCGTATTGTATTCAACCCTACCCGGATAGTAGAAAGTGTGATTGAGATACTGGTGTGGGGTTTCAGTCACAGTCAAAGAAGGTCTATTGACTTTAGTGATTACCCATGTATCAAGCCCTTTCAAGCGGAGGACGAATCTATAAGCTCTTTTTGGTTGTGGAGCATTTGCCCAAAATTTCTTACTTACCATTGTTTTAGGTTTCCTTTCTAATAGTTTTCTTTATAATAAATAGTTGTTTTCTATTTTTTAGTCTTCAAATCCTGCACCAGAGTTTGTGATTACAAAGTCGATTGCGAAGAATTCAACAGCCTTGGTTGGCTTCAAGAAAATCTTAGCATAGATTGTGTTTCTATCAATCATCTCTGCTGTGGTTGTGGTGTCATCAAGGATAACACGGAATGCTTCCAAACCGAAGTTGTTCTTGATGTTGTCCAAGAATGGATTTACCTGACCAGTGAATCTTGCCCAAGTAGCTTCAACATTTGGTTCGAACAACAAGTTAGCTGCAATTCTTGAAATTTCTTTCTTTACAAAGATCATCAATCTTCTTACATTGATTCTATCCAATGCCGAAGGAGTTACTTGAAGTGTCTTCTGCCCGAAGATTACAATTCCTTCGCTTGGGAAAGAAGCGATTGGGTTGATGTGTCTTTCGTACAAGTAGTCTCTTTCCTTAGAGGTAAGCTTGTTTCTTACATTGGTTACCGGAAGACCAGCAGCACCGTCAGTCAATCCACCTCTGTTGAAACCAGCAGGGGCGAACCAAAGTGCAGTTTGGTTTTCCGAGAAGGACATAGCACCAAGTGCTGCAACCGATGGCGGTGCCCAAACACCACGACCTGTGATAGTATCCGAGATGCGAACCCAAGGATAGTAAGTAGCACCATAGCTTGAGTTGAGGTTACGGAGTTCCATGTTCTGTCCAACTTCAACAACATGCTGCATGATTCCACCTTGACCAGCACCGGGTGTGATTCTGAGTTGCTCGCTATTGGAGTTTTCAGATTCTGGCAAGTATCCGCCTTTTGGGTCCATGATGATCATAGCATCACCTCTTGATTCGCAGATGCGAAGACCGTGAGTTGTCAATCCTTGGTTGACGACACCCGGAGCAGTCAAGATGTTTGCTTCAATAAATTCTGGATCTGCGAACATATCGATAGCTTTCTTTACAGTGTAGAACATAGCTTGTCCTGTTTCTGTAGAAGCTTCTGGAAGTGCTCTTGTCTGGTTGAATGGCTCTTCCTCGGTGATATCAAATCCATTGAATCCACCAAACATTGGGGAAGTAAATCTGTCATATCCTCTATCAATAATGCTCTTGTAAGAACCAGATCTTGCAGTAACAGAGTCACCCTCTGCTCTTGAACCAGAGCGATAGAATACTGTGTTCTTGGTGTTGAACTTGAATACCAAGTCATCCAAGGAGAAGTACCAAGAAGTCTTTGTGTTGTTTGCAGATGGGGAGAAAGTTCCGCCATTTGCGAGTGGGAATACCAAGTCAACCATGCTTGGCTCGTATACTGTCGACCCACTAGATCTTGTGTATTGAGCACCGAAGTATGCTTCAGTTGGATCCGAAAGATCTCCGTCTGAAGAACTTACTCGAAGTGGTACAGTTGGATGCTTGACCGATCCAGTAAATTGTGCAACCCTATCTTCACTAACAGCTACTGCTGCTGCAAGAATAAATTCGTTAGCTCCGGCAGAAACTCTTTCATCTGCTTGGAAAACACCACTTGCTCCTTTACCAGCAGTAAGAGGGCTTGTAACATCCCCATCGTTGTCTGCCAACGAACCAGTTGAAATAGAATCACTGGAACCGGAGATGGTGATATCAGACAATGTGATTGGTCCTTCAACACCGAATGGAAGCAACTCTGGATTGGTTTGTGCAGTATCTACAGCATTTGCCATTTGAACACGAACAATCTTAGATCTATTTGGGTAAGTTCCGTACTCAACCAATCTTCTCTGATCATCGTTCCACTCGTAGTACATATCACCAATCATCTTTGCGATGTAGTTCTCAGAGTTAGGATCCAAGCTAAGACCAGCGAATCTTTCTACATAAACTCTAGCATTGTCAGTATCGTGTGCATCTCTGATTGCCAATGTGAACGATCCATATGGAGTATTGTCATTCTTGGAATATTTGATGTCTTCGATAGAAATCTTGAATTGCTTCTGAATTTCTTCTCCCGAACTCAAGCCATGAACCTTGAACAATCTTGTAACAGAATCAAGACTTGCAGCATCATAGATTGGAGACAAAACATTGTTTGAAATGGTTGAAGAAGCAACAGTATTTCTCAAATCTTGAGAAATGAACCACCCAGTTCTTGGTTGGCGAGTAGCAAACTTAAAATCACCACCATTTGTAATGTCAGTGCTAGCTCTACCAAGTCTAACGATCATACCGTAAGCATCGGAACTTGTAATGGTTTCTGCAACTGCTCTTTCGTATGTCTGACCCAGCCAGTAAGTTGTAGACTGAGCACTATTGCTGTCAACAATGTTAGTGTTTGTGAAAGTTGGGTTTGTGTTGAATACCTTACGGATGTAATTCTGTGAAGACTGGTTGAAATTGAAAGCAGTCTTCTTAGTTACAGCACCACTTGAATTTATTACTTGTGCGGTGAACTCTCTTCCTGCTCCATTTACCATAGTGCAAGAAGAAGTTGTTGAATTTTCTATTGTCTCATCATCATCCGCAGTTACTGCCCCACGAAGTGTACCAGACAAGGTAACAATACCAGATGTTGTGTAGAATACGGCAGCAAGAGTTCCGTCAACAGCTTCAATGTCACCAGAGTCTCCAGCAGCAGAAGAGGAGTTGAACAAGTAAAGTCCGTATGCACCACCACCTGTTGTGGAGTTGACATCAGCAGATTTCCAACCTGCTTTACCAGCATCTGTTCCATCGTTGTCAGGAGATTGGTCCCCAAGGAGACGAATAAAAGTAAGTGGACTATTGTTTTTCAACCAAGCTTGTGCAGCATAAGCAGCAAAAGTTGGAGCAGTCGGTACTCCATATCTCCACAAGTCGCTGGCTTCGGCTCCAGCTACAGGATTGCCGAAAATTGTTACAAACTCAGAAAAAGAGTCAACTTTAACTGGCTGCATTGCCGGACCTCTACGGGCACGACCGATTACGAGAGGACCAATTGCCTCTGGTGCTTCCGGGAGTTGTGAGTTATCAATTTCCTCGATGTGTACTCCGGGTGAAACAAACTTAAAATCTTTTGCCGACATTTTATTCTATTCTCCTTTGAAACGACTAATATTCTTGACGAAATTATTTCTCTAATAAATAGTGTTTCTTTTTACCAAAGTCCAAAATTATTCTCTATACTTGCCATCCACTGCTGTATTTTCTCTATTTGTGATTCCATCGCCACTAACTGACAAGGGATCGCTCCATACAACTCGTTCTCTAGGAATCTTTACTTCCACGGCATTTTCTCTAATAGAATACTTTGGAGTGTTTTGATTGTTGCCTTCTCCAATTAAGTAGCCCAATACTTTCAAATCTACTTTTGTTTCGAATCTTCTCTCTTCTAGTGTCATGTCATCGATATTATTATTCAAAGCATAGTTACCCTGCACAAAAGTCTCATAGCGATGTCCATCTCTTTCGATCAAGAAGCTATTGATGGTTCCCGGTCTTGTTATGAACGGCTGCATCAATTCATTCATCTGCTGCTGGTATTCTGTTCTTAGGGTTATTGAATAGTTTATCTCCACATAGACAATGGGAGGGATTGAAATGTACTCGTATACAACTTTTTTAGTTGCTTGTCTTACAAATTTTGGTCCTACTCTATCGTTGAATCTTCTACTTGCATCTGCATTTGCAAAATTAGATGTCTTGTCTTGCTTTATTCTTCTCGCAATAACAAGAGATCCACCTTTCTCTGATTGACTTTGAATTGGGAATTGATCTCCGTAGAAAGCTCCTCTGGTGTTGAGGTCTTTTACAACGGAGTTTCTTTCAATAGTAATTACAGGCAAGATAATCATGCCTTCATCATCTCTGTATGTCTGACTGTTCTTGATCTGGAAAGATCTTTCAGATGCTACCCATACAACTGGTGTCTTGCTCCAACCTTTATTTGTTGTCGCATGCAAGTCTAACTTGTCATTGATATAATCAAACATTGCATAATCAATCGTCTCAAAGGTTGATGGTGAAAAATGCAAGTCATCATCATATCTGCTGACATCTTCTGATGGTATACCAGTATATCTCTTATCAGTAGGCATTGAAAGTTCCTTTTCTTGCTCTCTTACATGTAGCCATTATTTCCATTTTGTGTTCTACTTGACCAAACAATTCTCTTGGTTCGTTCAAAGTAACAATCTCATAATGGAATTGACCGTATAAAACAAAGTCACCTTCTCTAACGAAAAGATTTTGATCCTCTGTCAATCTTCTTTTGTGGAAGTAAATATTGATGCTCGATCTTTTATCTACACCCATGTTTGCAGTATTTGTTTCTTGCCCTTCCCAACCAATCAAAGCATACACTCTAACAGGCGGCAAAAAGGTCTTTTGTATACTCTCTCCGTATAAAGGATGAAAGTTTGTTTTTTCCAGACTTATAGGATAATAAAGGATTGTTTGACCAATGACCCTCTCAATGACTTCATCATTGATCTGCTTGACCAGATTCCTTTCTTTCTCCCCAGTAAATAGCGGTGGAGGCGGATTTGTTGGTTGTGACCATTTGTTATCTGCCATTTACTTATCCTACAAATAATGAAGGTGGAATATTCTTCAATACATTCTGTGCTGATTCATTGATGTTGCTATCTTTCTCAGCAAGTTTCTCATATGTGAGTTCATCAAGAACTGTCTTCAATTCGTCTCTAAGGAGATTCTGTTCTTCTTTAGCCTCACTGACAAGTGCTGGACCATTCAAGGTTACATTATCGTTTGGAATAGGGATTGTCGCAAACTTACTTCTAATCAATCCCAACATCTCCTTACAAAGAGCAAGAGCAAATCTTCTGATCCATTGCTTACCAATAGAATTTATGTTATCATATGGTATGTTCTCGAATGGGAGTGTGTTCATGTTGCTCACTCCACTCGCTCCGTTTTCCTTCCCTGCCTCTTCATCCCATGGATCTGTCTCTACAGTGAATTCAACCCAATACTTTGTTGGTCCACCTGTGTACGGTTTTGGGAAAAGTCTAAGATTATTGTCCTTGACTTCGTAAGAATAGTGAGATGTTCTGGTGTAAATCGCATCTTCGAATGCCATTGCTTGTGCTTTGTTCTGCCAAGTTGGAATAACTTCGAATGTCGAATCATCTGAGTATTGTCCGTAGTAAGACAAGTTACCTACTGTATTCAAGCCACCATAGTATCCGTAGAATCTCCACATTGCATTTGGAGTCTTGTAGTATACTTTTCTAATAGTAACTCTCTTGTCTCCATTGTCTCCGAGCTTTTGGTAAAACGGGCTGTCAGTATCTGTTGTCGAAGTATTACTAATGATTTCTTGCAAGTCATAATCTTGCTGACCCGTTACAACATCAACAGAAGCAGAGTAAATTGGGGTAGTCCCACCAAGACCAGATTGTGTAGATACAGCATCACCAATTCGTAGTGCAGTCTGGAATTCATACTTGGGATATCTAAGTGCGACATTAGAGCCACTGAGAGCATCTCCATCTAGCAATTCACCGTCAGAATCAAAAGAACCTGTGCCTGCACCAAGAACACTTCCAAGCACATTCTTAGCTTGGTGTACATTGATCAAATAAGAATATTCAAGACATGCCTCTTCATAAGCTGCATATACTTGATACTCAGTGATCTCGATATCTAATACATCACCTCCAAGTTTCTTATAAACATAAGTTACTTGATCTGCTGCACCTTCTTTGAAAGCATTGAGGGCCTCTTCAGAGGATGCATGTTCAATGTACACTCCGTATGGAAGTGGATTATCTGAGCTATTAACATTGTCAACATTTCCAGTTACAGGTAATCTAGAGATGCTTACAGTGCTTGATGGTGTTAGAGTTGGGTAAGCCATTCATTATATCTCCTTGACACAATCGTATCATAGTAATTAGTTGTTTGGAAGACATAAAGCAAGTAGAAAAGAAAAAAGCCCCGCCAAATGAATGACGAGGCTCTTCGTGTTAGCTAAGATCGCTTGGATTATCCAAGAAGATCTTGACAGATAACAAGACCGTACATATCAGGTCTAACCATCTTCTTAGCATAACGGGTCATGACACCCTTACGAGGTACGAAGTCCTCGACACCGAAGATAGTTGGAGTTACCTGAAGCGGTACATATGGAGCATAGACATACCCGCTCTCAAGGAACGATCCGCCTTTTCTACCAACAAGAACGACATTTCTTGGGAAGTAAGGATCCACATAAACATCGAACTTCTTGCTCAACGAACCAACATTGACAGCACCGATAGTTCCACGATCAGCATCGTGAGTTACACTAGCACGGAAGCCAGCAGTGAACTCAAGGATGTTAGCAACTTCTGGTGAACAAACAACGAAGTTAGCACCACCACGAAGTGTCTTTCTGTGGATCTGAGCCGATACATCATTGATGGTTTCTGCAAGAGTCTCATACCATTCGGAAACAGTACCAGTGAAGTCAGCACCAAGCAATTCTTCATTAGCAGTTCCGCCAACGATTGGAGCACCAGTGTCTCTGGTTACAAACTTACCCGGACGACGGGACCAGTATTGAGTTCCAGCAGTAGCACCTTTGATAAGGTCTTCAAGGATCTCTCTGTCGATCTCAAGAGCGATCTGCTCAGAAAGAATGCTTGTAAGCTCAACTTCTGCATCAAGGTTGTGATAAGCATTGAGGTCTTGACCCAATTCTGGTGTCCACTTAGCCTTAAGCTTCTTGGTTTGAGCAGTAACCGCAACGGAATCAACTTTGATGTCGATTTCTGGGATTGCTTGCTGGTTTTCAAGCTGCCATTCAGAAGCACCAACAACAGATCCGATAGCATTGCTAGCATTGAAATTGTCATCGATTGGGAAGCTCAATGAGAAGTCAGCACCGGTTACACAGTGAAGCAAGTTTGTTCCGTCGATTGGAGTATCAACTCCGTTACCCAAAACTTGTGAACCAGTTGCTTCGAAAACAAGCTTAAGCTTGAAGATAGCAAGCTCAGGATCATCACCAACAGAACCAGTAGATACTTCAGTCAAACGACGAACAAGGCGACCACCAAGGATACCTTCTCCAGCAACTGTGGAATCCAATGTTCCCAATGCTACCAAGTTTCTCAAGTCCATCTGAGCCAAGTCAGAAGTACCGGTCATTTCAAAAACTGCAACCTGTGATCCAGAAAGGTCTGGGTCGAAGCGGCAAAGCTTGTTGAGTGTATTTTGATCAGCCGCCGAAATAGCATAGTCTCCTGTGCTTTGTGCGGCAGCACCAACAGTACCAGAAGCAACCAAGAACAATGGGTTAGCAGAAACATCAATCAACTCAGACCCAGTTGGGCTTGAGAAACCGTTGTTCAAGCTGTATGGTCCTCTTTCAAGGTTGTCGCCTGTGAGGGAAACACCACCAGTCAACTGGCTAGCAACAACTCCACCACCGTAAAGTGAAGAGTCATCAGGATATCCCGGCTTTGCTGGGCTTGGAATATCACCATTTACTGTGAAGTCCAAGAAGAAAATGAGTCCCGATGGGAGGCTCATTGGCTGAACACTAACAAGGTCGTTAGCGATCAAGGAACCGAATACACGGCGAACGATTGGGAATGCAACTGCTGCAAAACCCTCGACATCGCCACCAGCCATGGTGGATGCCTCACGAAGCAACTCTTTAGCTTGGTTCTCAAGCATGCGAGCCATTCCGTCTTTTGCACGGTCACTGTTAAGTCCCTCAAGAAGTCCGGTCTTCTCCCACTTGTTAAGTAGGGCTGCACCTTCTTTCTGGAGATCACGGTTGACAATGCCTTCTGTCAATTTATCTAATACAGACATTTTATTTAATTCTCCTATAAAGTTAGTTTAATCCGGCTAATCTTCGCATTCTATCGATACGAGGATCGGCTGGTTGTTTAGCCTCTTTAGTTTGTGGTAACAAAGTAGATTTCCTACTGACCGCTTCGCTAAGTGTTTTTGGGGACTCTTTCTGAGTGCCACTCACCGTGCTTTGAAGGGTTTCAAAGATTACCTTAGCTTCTTCTACAGAGTTGGCTTTTGAAATAGCTTCGACAAGTTTTGCTTTTTGTCGCCCATTCAACGAGTCGCTAATCAAAACCTCATTTGTATAAAGTAGCTTCGCATTTTGAACGGAGGTTTCGTTCAATGCATTTTTTAACTTGAGGACAACATCCTCAAAGTGTTCGGTCTTAGACTGGAATGTCTGGAGCTTTTCTTCAAGCTGTGCTTTTTCAGCTTCAAGTGCTTCTACAGATTCTTTCAACTTGCCAACTTCCATCTCTGCTTCTTCTGCATGTGCTTCCAATGCCTTATATTCTTCATGGGCATCATCCACCTGAGAAACTGGAGTTCCAAGCCAACCAGACTTTTCTGGTTCAAAGTCAAGAGTAAGCTTCTCGGCAAGTTCACCAATAGCTTCTTCGTCTAAGTTGATTTCTTCATCTTCAAATAAGTTAGTCAAGTCAATTTCGTCATTTTCCTGAAGTTCTTCTTTTTCTTCAGCATCTGCTTCATCTTCGAGTTCATCTTCAGCAAACTCATGACGATCAGTCATGTCTTCTGCTTCGTCTTCTTCATCAGCCAACTCTTGGTCAATCATCTGCTCAAGTTCTGCGAAGTCAAGTTCAATAACTTCTTCACCAGCAGCAGGAGCATCACTAACATCAGAAGCAGCCATTGGGATATTATCTATCATAGCTCCTTCTTCTTCGTTGATAACTTCTTCTTGATTGAGCATGGTATCAACTGCTTCTCTGATTTCTTGCGAGTATTTCTCAATAATTGTGGACTCTGCACTCTTAATTGCAGCTTCTTTGAGGGCTTTTGCATCGACGATTGCTTGATCTAACATTGATGACATTTGTATAATCTCCTAATATATAATCACAAAATAGACATTTTGCATCGTAATAAATAGTTCTATAAAATGTAAAAATACAAAAAAATAACAACTTAGTCTATGAAATCACTAAGTTACCATCTTTATCCCAAGAAAGATTGGTTTTACCCTCTAAAAAAGCTTGTATTGACATTAGATAAAAGTCCATCTCGTTTGGTTGTATCTTCTTTGATTCGAGTTGATTGTAGCACCATTGGATCACGGTGTTAATGATAAAAAGTTTAGGAAAGAATATAACATTGTCCTCGACCCTGTATTCTGGATCGTTCTGTTTCACATACTCAATGATTTCAGATCTATTGCTTATTCTCATAGGAAAGAAAGGTGAGGGCAGAGACCCGTAGATCCCTGCCCTCGATTTCAAAAAGTATTACTTCTTGAGGGCTTTCTTCAAGTCTTCAATCTGAACTTGTTGAGCCTTTACAGCCTCAACGAGAACCGAAGTAAGTCTTGAGTAGTCAACCCCGGAGATGCCTTCATTAGTGTGAACAGCCTTTGGAAGTACCGCAGCAACTTCTTGAGCGATGAAACCGAAGTCTCTTTCGCCGTTGTTCTTCCAAGTGAATTCAACACCGTTGAGGGACATGATAGTATCAAGAGCAGTGTCCATTGTCTGAACTTCTGTCTTCAAGCTTTCATCCGAGTAAGTAACGAATGCAGCAGCACGGATCTTGTTGATGTTATCCGATCCATTAGCAACATCGATAGCGAAGTCAGAGGAAGCATCACCACCAAGGTTCATGATTGTTCCGCCAGCATTGACGAAAGCAAGAGCAGCTTCCGAAGAAACCCACTGCATTCTTTCGCCAGAATCAGCACCATAAACAACGAAGTCTGCACCAGCACCGTCAGCACCGAATTGTACATTTTCGTCTACTGTAAGAGTTCCGTCAATGAAAACTCTACCAGCATCAGTAATGCTAACTCCAGTGGATCCATAACCACCACCGATAGTTACACTGCCCTCAACATTCATAGAACCAGAGAATCCAGCACCGCCTTCAATGATCAAGCCGCCAGCCATCTGGAGGTTTCCGGAACCAGAGAAGTGTCCGTCCAATACGATTGCATCCATCGAGGATACATACTGAAGGTTAGCTTCGTCTTCAAGTGCTCCACCTGCTCCAACAAATGGAATTCTTCCAGCAGTAAGACCGGAGATGGAAACACCAGTGAACTCTGGGCTATCGCCTGTTCCGAGTCCGAGGCTTGTTCTAGCAGTATCACCGCTTTCGTAAGCGAATGCACCTGCACCAGTAGCAACGATGAATTCACCGTCAGCAGCCGGAGCACCAAGTGTGTCGAGATCTTCAAGAACACCATCAACAGCAACAGTGATAGAA